AGCTCATCGAGCCAGAGCCGGCCCCGTCACCTGAACCTCCGCCGGCGCCGCCGGCGGCCTCTCCTGGCGCCGATTGAGGCAGCCGGTTGTCCACAAGTCCACATGGCCCCCAGCGTGCGACTCTAACGCGCGGCAGGGGGCCCTGTGGGCCCTGTGGTCAACCTCTCGGCCCCTCAAACGGAGCCCCCAGACCAGTTACCACTTGATGTAACTGGTCTAGGTGACACCTTTTCGCCCCAACCAGGGCACGGTGTCCCCTTCTTCCCTTCTTCTCCCTGGCTGACTATGCTTCCCCTCATGGGGGGCTTAAGCCCCGTATCCCCGGCTCAGCGGTCACGGGAGCGGGCAGCCCCCCACCTTCAAATTGACCGCACAATCAGGAGTACAAACCAATGGCACGACGCTCAAAAATGAACCGACGCCGGTCTCGCCGCGTCTTCCGTAAAAGTGCCTCTCGGAGCCATAAGCGCAACTTCCGAGGGCGACCCATGCGTGGCGGTATTCGGCTCTAAAGCCGATGCCGTGTTATTCACCGCTGCGCGGCTACATCTCCAAAACTGTCAATCCTTCCGGAAAGCGAAGTATCGTTTTCCGGCGGGAGCTTGGCTTACCGCTACCCCCGCAGGACATTGCCTGCGGGCAATGCATTGGATGCCGCTTAGAGCGTTCTCGGCAATGGGCTATACGTTGCGTCCATGAGGCGCAGCTCCATGCCGACAATGCATTCATCACCCTAACTTACGAGGACAAACATCTGCCGCCTGGCGGCACTCTGGACCGCGCCGCGTTTCCGAAATTCATGAAACGACTTCGGCGCAAACTTCAACCGCTGAAAATTCGCTACTTCTCTTGTGGCGAGTACGGGAGTAAACATGGTCGCCCCCATTATCATGCATGCCTATTCGGCTACTCTTTTCCTGACCGCCGTCTGTGGACTACCAGGAACGGAGTCAAGCTGTATCGTTCAGACCTGTTGGAACAATCATGGAAACTTGGGATGTCTTCCGTGGGAGACGTTACGTTCGAGTCAGCCGCATACGTTGCGCGATACATTGTCAAAAAATGGCTTGGACCCGGAGCTAGCGAACACTATCAGCGAGTGGATTCCAGCACCGGAGAGTTATTCGAAATCGAGCCGGAATACACAACAATGTCCCTCAAACCCGCAATCGGTAAACAATGGCTGGAACTCTACGAATCGGACGTCTACCCATCTGACGAGGTAATTCTTCGTGGCAAAAAAATGCGACCCCCGCGCTACTACAACGGTCTGTACGAAATATCGAATCCTTCTCAAATGGAGGCTATCAAAGCAAAGCGAAAGCGACTGGCAAAATCTAATCCGGACAACACCGCCGAGAGGCTCTATGTCCGTGAACAAGTGCAGCACTTAAAGCTGCGACAACTCAAACGAGTATACGAGGATGGCTAAATGCAAACGTCAAAAATGTATTCAATTCACGACGCGGCCGCTGGTGCATATCTTGCGCCGTTCTTTATGCAAAATGACCTATTGGCTATTCGTGCCTTTGCTGCTCTGGTCAACGATGCTACTCACATCTTCTCGCAGGAACCTAAAGACTTTACGCTGTTCTGCTTCGGCGAGTTCGACATCAGCACTGGAGCGATGGAACTTGAAACAAAGCCCCGACCGGTGAGGTCGGGAATCGTACTGGTCAAACGTGACCCTAACCCTGCTCAAAAAGCGCTACCTCTGGAGGACAATTAAATGCGCTCCGTAATGCAACATCAATTCAGCCAGGTGCCTCGTGCGGATATTCCCCGGTCGTCTTTCGACCGTTCGCACGGATACAAAACAACGTTCGATGCCGGATGGCTCGTTCCTATCTTCGTCGATGAGGCGTTACCTGGCGACACTTTCAATCTTCGCTCGCATGGTTTTATGCGCCTCAATACGCCCATCTTTCCCATCATGGATAACCTCTTTGTCGAAACGTTTTTCTTTTCGTGCCCTGTCAGGCTCATCTGGGAAAATTGGGAGCGATTCAACGGAGCGCAAACAAACCCTGGAGACCCAACCGATTATCTCGTGCCGGAAGTGACGGCACCTGCTGGCGGTTGGACTGAAAATTCTATCGGTGATTACTTCGGGCTGCCTACGGGTATCGACCCGCTTACCGTGTCTGCCTTCTGGCACCGCGCCTACAATCTTATCTACAACGAGTGGTTCCGCGATGAAAACTTGCAGGACTCTTTGCCTGTACCTATGGATGACGGTCCTGATGACCCCGCTGATTACGTCCTGCAGCGTCGGGGCAAGCGTCATGATTACTTCACCAGTGCACTGCCGTGGCCACAAAAAGGTGCTTCCGTCGACTTGCCCCTCGGTACCCAAGCCCCCGTCGTGAGTGACCCGGGCGGCACCGGAATCCCTCTGTGGAACGTGGTTAACGTTGGTACCTCCGCCCTGTATTCCGCTGCGGATGCGAGCGGTACTGCAAACTGGGGCGGCGCTTCTGGTGCGGCTTCTACAGCTTCGTGGAACGACCCGCAACTAATCGCGGACCTATCTACTGCTACGTCTGCCACTATCAATCAACTTCGCCAAAGCTTCGCAATTCAACGCCTGCTCGAGCGCGATGCGCGAGGCGGCACTCGGTACACCGAGGTCATTAAGGCGCACTTTGGCGTTACTTCTCCGGATGCGCGATTGCAGCGTCCGGAATATCTCGGCGGCGGTAGCGCGCCGATTAACGTGACTCCTGTCGCGCAAACTTCTGAAACCAATCCGTCCGGCTCGCCGCAGGGCAACCTGTCTGCCATCGGCACGGCGAATATGGCCGGTCACGGATTCACAAAATCCTTCACCGAGCATTGCGTGCTGCTCGGTCTCATCAATGTCAGGGCCGATTTAACCTATCAACAGGGTCTCGACCGCATGTGGTCGCGGCAGACCCGTTATGATTTCTACTGGCCCGCACTCTCGCATATCGGCGAACAGGAAGTCCTTTCGCAGGAAATCTATGCCGACGGCACCGCCGCCGACCAGGACGTGTTCGGCTATCAGGAACGGTATGCAGAATACCGGTACAAGCCGTCCCGTATCACCGGGCGGTTCCGTTCCAATGCTGCTCAGAGTCTCGATGCTTGGCATCTCTCGCAGGACTTCGGTTCGCGCCCTGTTCTCGACTCTGATTTCATTGTCGACAATCCGCCGATGGATAGAATCGTGGCGGTTACAACTGAGCCGGACTTTACGTTCGACTCTTTCTTTCAAATGCGCTGCGCACGTCCGATGCCGCTCTATGGCGTGCCTGGCCTGATTGACCACTTCTGATGGTCTGGCCACTGGTAGCGGCAGCCGGTATTGCCGCCGTTGGTGCTTTGCACTCTGGCGCACAGTCGCAAGCAGCGACTAAGGCATCGGAGCTTCGTCAATTAGAAGCGCAGAGCTATTACACTCACAATCAACATCAAATCGAAATCGAGGACTTACGCAAAGCGGGCCTTAATCCCATTCTTGCCGCCAGGTATGGCGGCAACCAGGCCACTGGTGGTGGCTCTGGTCTTACCTATCAAAACATCGTCGGCCCTGCTGTCTCATCGGGCCTCGCTGCATTCCGCCAGGGGCTGGAATACAAACAAGCGATGGCCCAAATCAAAAACATCGAAGCAAATACACAAAAGGCGGAAGCGGATACACAGGTGGCGGATGCCGCCTACACAACCGAACGCCGTCGCGCCGACTTGGTGTACGAACAATCAAACTTGTTCAATCGCCAGGCGCGTCTAAACGAAATCCAGCAACTGCTGGAATCTTACAAACTACCTGGAGCCTCTAATGAGGCGTATATCGAAAAGGCATCGGGCCCCGCGCTGCGAGGCGCAGGGAAAGCGATGCCCTATCTCAAACTCTTGCAGGACTGGCTAAAGGGAGGCAAGTAACTATGAAAGCGAAAGCAAAAAAATCGGAGCCCCTGGTGGCTCCTTCACCGTGCCCTCGGGAACGTGCGCACTGTGTGCGCACACCTTGGACTGAGCGGGAGCGGTCGCAAATATTCTTTGCGCCGCTTGGCCGCACTAAGCAGTCGTTCAAAGACGAGTGCAACATCAACAACATCATGGCGAAGTACGCCCGAACGGGCGTCATCGAGCATGGAAACAAACACGCTCCGAGCTATGGCGACTGTCCGGAAATCGACTTCCGCCAGGCGATGGAGGTCGTGCTCGAGGCGCAGGAAACCTTCGCCGAG